AATAAGGTCTTCATTTTTTTCTCTTGGTATAAACACTCTTGTTCCATCTACCATTTCCCAGCCGATTGGCTCGCCTTCCTCGTTTTTGGGTGGTTTCTTTAGCGTGTCAAGAAATTTTTTGAGACGCCAGTCATAAGTGTTTAATTCCTTCCAATTGAGCGTTGACTCTTCGAGCATGTCCTCCTCCAAGACGCCAAAACCAGCAGGTGCTGACTTTGAGCGTTCTTTTGGTGGGTCTTCATCAAACGGTTCACCGCCTGCTTTCTTGGTGCCCTTGGTGGACAACCTCATTGAAGAGTGTTTTTTAATAATATCTGAGTCTTGATAGCCCTCTTCCAAAAGAACCTGTTCGACAAGTTCATAAATGGTTCGAGCGTCAATCTTGCTCTTTTTCTCGTAATGCTCTTCAATGAGCTTTTCCCAGTTAGCCATTTTTATAGTCCTTAGATAATGATGTCTGCAATACCAAAGTCAACTGCTTGCTGTGCGTCAAGATAGATGTTGACCTTTTTATCGAGAAGCTTCTTGACCATTCTTCTCGTCATATCTGTTTCACGAACAAGAGTGTCGATATAACGCTCTTGAATCCACTTGATTTCCTCAACCTCGTTCTCGATATTGTGAATAGAGCCGTGAGTTCCACCAATAACAGAGTGAATCATAACACGAGTGTTGCGACCAATCTGACGGCAGCCCTTTGTACCTGAAGCGAGAATAAGAACACCTGCGGACATTACCTTGCCGATGCCTGTTGTAATAATAGGACAGTCTTGCCCTACAACACGCATCATATCACAAATACCAAACATATCGAGTGCTGAACCACCGAAAGTTGAAACAATCATCTCGATTGGAAGTGACTTTTCGATAATTTCAGAGTTGACGTCGTTAGGGTCAGCAAGATACTTTTTCTTGCCTGACTCACGAAGAGTAACAAGTCCTGAAATAACTTCAAGAGCCATTCTCTCTGATACATCACCAATAACTGGAACAACACGAATCTTCTTTTCTGGTGCTCCACCACCCATCATTGGTGGAAGGACAATAATGGATTTACCATCACCGCCTGTGAGTTGGTCCAAAAGTTCTTCGTCTGAAAGTTCTTCTTCAGAAAATTCTTCTTGGACTTCTTCTTGAATTTGCTCTTCTTGAGGCTTTTCTTCTACTTTCTTTTTCTTTTTTGGCATGGTATTTGTTTCCTTATATTGTATCGAACCTTACTTCATCTTCTGAACATAAACAGTTCCTTCTTCCCAGAAAATGTTTATGTCGCCTCTCAGATAAGACGAAATAGCATTTAAGTAATTCTTTACTTGCGACTCATCAAACTCACCTTCTTTGGCTCGTTCGACGACCCACTTTACAACAGAATAAACAACGAAAGCTTTTTCAGCATGAAAAACATTCCCATCGTAATAAAAATGCTTGCCCTCTTTTATGAGGCTCATGATAAATTTCTTCGCTTCCATTATATATCATTTCTGTCCTATAAAGTCAAGTAAAAATTACTCTTCTTTAGTAAGTAGAATCTCACGAATGATTTCTTTCACTTGAGCGTGAAGTTTTGCTTCTTCGGCGGTAAGTTTTGGTCCATCGGTGTAGCGGTCGCCCTTTTTCAAAGTTGCAATTTTCTCAATTCGGTCTTTCTTATCATCAGCTGAAAGGTCGTCTCTATCTCGAATAGACTGAATAGCCAGCTTTTTCCAAACTGCAAAAGGAACCTTGCTTCGCTTTGTGTCAAGCTCTGCTGCTGTTGGGTCACGAAGTTTTCCACCTTGACTTCTTGCCTGACCTTGCTTATAACCAGCGACCTTTTTGGAGCGAATTGCTTTTTGGAACATCTGTCTTGCTCCACCTAGTTCAGCGACCTTTGCGGCTGCGGCAAAGATAGCAGGGTCTTGCATAAGTTCGGGGTCGTGAGCAGCAACGACGAAATCAGTAAGGTTATTGCCCAACTTATCTCCAGACTTGTCTAAAAGCGCCAACATTCCCTTGTAGAGAATTTTTCCGTTCTTGTTGAATGGCTCACGAGTTGAAGCGTCGAGAAAGTCTGTGAGGTCTTTGGTTGCCTTGGCAAGAACTTGCTTGGCGTATTCTGCTGTATAAGGTTTTCCATCCTTAGTTTTCATTTCGTCTGCCAACTCTTTTGGAACAAGAAGTGAATCATCACGCAAGTCATAAATGTTAGCATAGATGTCGCCACCAAGAATCTTGATATTGCGATATCCGTCAAAAAGTTGAAAGTATCCTCTGTCGTCCTGAACCTCGTCCTGATATTGTTTTGAGATAGTTGCGGTTGGAGCACCAACTGTTCTTGCTCTGTCCTTATCTCTCTGAATAGAAACTTCTGGTGGAACATTGATTTGAAAAACAGCAACATCATAGCCTGCTTCGTGAAGTTCCTCTGCTCTAACACCCATCTTCATTACATCTTCGCCAGTTGTGTCGAAAATAATAGGAGAAGCAGTGTTAAGCCAGTTTGCTGTTTTTTGTCGTGAGCCGTTTTGAAGCTTTTCACGAAATGCTTGCTGTTGTTTCCAAGTATCCAAGTCTGTTTTATCTGCGAACTTCAATCCAACGCCAAAGTTACCGAATTGTGCTTCAATGTCTTCATCTGGGTTGGAAGTAATAAACTGCTCTGGGATACCCAACTGGTCTGAGATAAAAGTTTTACCAGCACCAGCAGGTCCAAAGATAAAAATAGCCTTGAAAGGGTTCTCATTCTTGCGAAGAGCGATTTCCTCAAGTGGCTGTGGCTCTTCAAGAAGCATTGTTTTCTTTTGTTCCTCAACCGCCTCTTTGATAAGGTTTTTTAAATTTTTTAGGTCCAATTTCATTTATATTTTACTCCATTTATGATAAAAATAAAAAAGCAGGACATTTTCGTGCCCTGCTTCTTTTCTCTCACACCAAACCAAAAGGTTTATTTATTATTTTAGAGAACGAAGTCGAGCAACGACAGCCTTGGTGATTTCTTCGAGTTGCTCTTCAGTAGTCTCGTCAACTTCCTCAGTAGCTTCTTCCATCTTCTCTTCGTCGTCAGCCTTATAGCCTTCGTCTACCTCTTCTTCTTCTTCGTTCGTTGTGCAGTGCGCTTCTTCCAAAGCAGCGTCTTCGTCGATGACTGCCTGAACTGCCTGAGCGATTCTCTCAGCAAGTGAAGGAGTTGTTGTTTCCATCATCTCTTCTTCTGCTTCTTCTGCGTCCATTTCCATTTCTGGCTCTTCAGCAGGCATCTCAGCGTCCATCTCTGGAGCTTCTTCAGCAGGAGCTTCTTCTTCAGAATCAACACGCTCGGCAGGAACACCAGTCTCTGCTTCGATAGCAGCAAGAACTGCGTCTACAAGTGACTCGATTTTGTCCTGACCAACCTCTTCTTCAGCGGCAGGCTCTTCAGCGTCAAGCTCCATCTCTTCTTCTTCGACAACAACTTCTTCGTTAGTTGTCTCAGTTTCTTCAGTGGTGGTCTCTTCAGCAACTTCTTCAGTTGCCTCTTCCATCTTTTCCTCTTCTTCTTTGTGCTCGCCTTCTGCCTGGATATCAAGCTTCTCTGAAATGCGATTAAGAGCAGGAATACCAGCGATTGCTGCAAACCTTGTAATCTGTGCCTCTGTAAGCAAGTTCTTCTTCATTTTCTTTCTCCTTCATTTGGGAATTTTTTTATGATAATTTGGGGCATAAATAGCCAATCACTTTATAAATAGTTAGTTTTATGGAAACAGGTCGTCCTTTTTGAGTTTTTTGACTACCTTCTGTTGTGCTTTTTTAGCTATTTGGTCTATTCTAACGTGAGTTAGGTTCAACCTTAGCCCAATATCACGTAAGGTCATCGGTCTGCCGTCGTTATTGTCTATCGCAATAAGCGTACAGTTCAAGTCCTCCTCGTAATCCATCCAAAATCTACAATCTTTGTTTTCCTCTGGACAGGATATGTTTAGATTCTTGCAAATATCGCTACATTCTCTCATAAGTCTGGGTGTTCCCTTGCTATTAGGTCGAAGATATCTTCTAACTCTTCGTTATCTAAGTTAAACTTCTTTTCAATTTCTTCTTGTTTTTGTTGTGCTTTTTCTTCTATCTCTTGCACTCGTTTTGAGCGCTTTCTCGACTTTTTTGGCGACGTTTCATCAATCATTCTGATAATATCTTTGGATATCTGATTTTCGTCCAACATACAAGTCACTAGATAGCGAAAAAGCTTAGATTGTGTTAGTCCATACCTTTCGAGCACTATTTTTAGCTCTTGATGGCGTTCATCGGTATCAAAAAACACTATCTTCTTCTTATTTTCTCCATACTTACCCTCCACTATGAATATCTCCCAAAAATGTGTGCTTGGGACTCTTTCTGCGAAGAGGGAGACTGAATAATAAACTGTGCCTTTTCTCTTAGGTCGTGCAAAGTCGTCACGCCCGAGTAAGAACACCCTGAACGAATACCTTGTTCGAGTTCATAGACGATTTCTGACACTGGACCCCTGCAAGGGACCGATGTAGCCACACCTTCGAGTGAAGAAAACTTGCCTCTCCAATCTTTCTGTGCTTCTTTGGAAGCCATGCCTCTAAAATTTTTCCGCAAGTTTCCGTCTGCGTCGGTGAAGGTGCTGCCTGGCGTCTCGTCCGTCCCTGAAAGCAACGAGCCCAACATAACCAAGTCTGCACCTGCTGCGAGAGCCTTGACAGCATCGCCTGAGTTGCGAATACCTCCGTCAGCAATAATGAGGACTGAGCCAGCATATTGAGACTTGTTGCACTCAAGAATAGTTTGAAGCCCTGGTACTCCGTGTCCTGTTTGGATACGAGTTGTACAAATAGAACCTCCGCCAACATTGCAACGAACAGAGTCAGCACCCCAAGAAGCCAAAGCTTCGTAGCCTTCACGAGTTGCCACATTGCCAGCCATAATGTGAAGATAGTCAGGAGCCCAAGACTTGATGCTATCAATAGCATCCTTCATAAGCTTGTGATGACCGTGAGCGACATCAATACAGATAACTGAAGCTCCCTTAGAGACTAACTCTTGTGTTCTTTCCAGATAATCACCAGTTACACCTACCGCAGCACCTACAAGGAACCCTCCTTGCTTCAGTGCTCGTTGGACTAAACTAGACTGCTTCTCGATGGTATTATATCGGTGAATAATACCTAGCCCTCCCATACGAAACATCATTGCAGCCATATTAGCACCAGTGATGGTATCCATCGGACTAGAAACAATAGGGATAGACAAGTTGAAGCCTGGCTCAAAAGGAACAGACAAGTCAACTTGTGTTCTAGACTCAATAGAACTATACTGTGGAACCAACAGTACGTCGTCATAAGTTAGTGCTGGTTTATCACTTAGAAACTTAGCCATCTTCTTCTCCTTGTGGAGCAATATTAGGTGCGCCCCTTTTGATGTAATCGCCAACTTCTGGATAATCCGCAGGGTTTGGAATTGCCTTCTTCTGGTGTTCTTTAGGGTCTTGCTTTTCCGTCAAATGCTTATCCAACTCTGTCTGCTTCTTAATTACTTGTTCTTTCACTGCTGCCAAGCCATTATCCCAACACTCAGGACAAAACAAGCTGACCCTTTTCTCTTCTCGTCTCTCGACAATGGTCCAAGTGTTAGCCATTTCACGACTCTTCTTGTCAAAGTCTTTATAACACATTACACAGCAGTCAGGCATTCTGTCGAAAGACATTACTTTATCTTTCAACTCTTTCTCTGCTTTCTTCTTTTTGTTTCTCTGCAACTTTCTTTTAAGACTCATCGGTTGACCCTAAAGCGCCAGTGCCTCTGTTGGAAATAGTAATTGGATGCCAGTTGTAAAGGTCACCTGAACTCGTCTCCAGTGCTCGGAAATGAACGACTGGAACCATCACCGCTTGAGCTATTTTATCGTGCCTGGCAACAATTTGTTCTTCTGTTCCCACGTTATGCAGGTTTACGAAAATTTCTCCGTCATATCCAGAGTCAACAACACAAGCTCCAACAAGCAGACTTCGTTTAGAAGCTACGGATGAACGATTCTTAATCTCAAGCATATAACCGTGAGGGACACCAACACGAATACCAGTTTGGAACAACTTACTCTCACCTGGTTGAAGCCTAACTCCTGCCTCAATGCTGTCTGGGTTGAAGAACAAGTCCAGACCTGCGTCCGAAGGGTTCGCTCTCGTTGGTGGCTTCGCATCTGGACGAACTCGTGAATATTCAATAATCATAATATCTCCTTTATTTTGCTTTCTCTAATATAACACAGTGCTTTTCTGTTTTCAAGTATTTTATGATAATAATTTAAAATTATGTTTCAGCGACCTCGTTGAAAATCCCCACTGCTCGCTGTAGTCAAGTTTAGCCATATAAGGCTTGTTGAGTTCAACATGGTCGTACTCTCTAATGCCCCAACACTTTATAGTGTTGATAGTGGAAGTAGAATCGATGACACGAATCATCCAGTACTTTTTGTTGTTCTTGGTTTTTCTCTCAATGACCTCACGAGGAATAAACCAAGCAACAGGAATCTCTGGATAGAAATCGCCAAGAGGTGGAATATTACTTTCCTCTAACTGGTTCCTGACGCTCTCCGACATAACAAGGTGAATTGGGAACATGCCAGTCAAACTAGTTTGATGTTCTATCATCTCCTGCTTGGTGAAACTTCCCTCTGGTGCGTAAAGCTCCATATTTTCGTGAAACTTCTTCTTCGTCTTTGCTCTATTCACAGCAACCGAAGACCAGAAGTGTTTTGTCCCAGTGAAACGCTCGTCCATAAGAGGCATCAGCGCTTCCGAGCGAACAAGGACATCAAGTGCCTTCTTGTTTAGTTTAGAATAGACAACCCTGTCGTGGAATAGAAAGTCTTCGATAGTGTTGAATGGTCGAAAGTTCAGTATCTGGTCTATTGCTGCATCTCCCAACCCCTTGATAGAGGAGAACGGCTGAATAAGGGCACCATCATCTCCAATCTCCCAGTTTCGGGTTGATAGGTTGATGTCAAGAGGGCGAATCTCGAAGCCCATCTTCTTAGCAGTGTTGATGGCTCGCTCTTTTCTAGACTCTGGTTCTTTATCCAAGAATGCAGCCATCCACTCAACTGGGTAGTAGTGAAGCAGCCAGGCACACTGGTAAGACAGAATAGAATAAGAAACTGCGTGAGACTTGTTGAAACCGTAGCCCGAGAAGAACTCAAATGTTTCCCACATCTTTCTCGCATCTCTCTCGGACATTCCCTTTTCAACACAACCAGCGACGAACTTCTGGAATATTCCGTCCTTGACTTCATGACCTTTTCCAGTGCCCTTCTTGGTGAGTAGCTTTCGAAGCAAGTTGCCCTCATCGAGAGAAATGTCCTTACCCAGCTTGTGAGCGAGAAGTGCTATCTGCTCCTGAAAGATAAGGAAGCCATAAGTCTCCTCTGTAATCTCTTTATGGACCTTGCTTACATAAGGTATGTTGCCTGGATTCTCTTTTGCGAAGACATAGTTCCTATCCACTTTGGCGGACAACGGTCCTGGTCTAAAGATAGAAGTAATAGCTGAGATATCAACGATACTTCTTGGCTTCGCCATCTGGCAGAAATTCTGAGCGCCAGTCTCCGTGAACTGGAACACACCAGCCCACTTACCTTTATGAAAAATATTCTCATACACTTCTTGGTCGTCAAAGTTGATAACATCGGGATGTAGTTTTTCCTGGTAATACTTCTTGATGTCTGCAAACGTCGGTTTTCTAACTCCGTGATGTCGAACCAAAATAGAGCGAATAGCATCCTCCATCATTCGAAGAGAAGCAAGCCCAAGAATATCAAACTTAATAAAACCCATCGGTTCCAAGTGTCTTACATTCTGTCCCTCGCTCCAAGGTGTCTGACGAACACCACCTGACGTAATAAGCGGCATCTGTTTGTGTAGGTCGTCTGCAATCACCACACCGCCAGCATGACGAGAAGAAGAGCGGACTTGACCGTAAAGAGCCTCGACATGAGTCTTTACGTGAGGATACTGCTGCAAGAACTTCTGCAAAGTATCTGAGAACTCCATTACCTCTTCAAATGTCGGAGTATAAACACCAGCGGAAATACCATGTTTTGCCTTAGCCTTTGGCGTAGCCTCGATAAGCATTCTACCAGTTACGTTATTCACCTCGTTGAATGGAATCTGATAGAACTTGGAAATGTCCTTGATAAGAGAACGCAACTGCAAGGTGTTCCAGTTTGTAATAGGAACAACAGTGTTCTCACCCCATTCCTCAACCAACTTTTCTTTGAGTTCCATTGGCGAACTTACGTCATAGTCAATGTCTGGATAGTCAGTTGCATCTGCTCGCAAGAAACGAGAAAAGAGAAGACCGTATTTAATTGGGTCAACCTGAGTGATTCCTAGAACATAAGCAACGAGTGAGCCTGCTGCTGAACCTCGACCTGGACCTGTAAGTTGTTCTTGTGTCGCTCTGTCCGCAATAGCTTTCATTGTTAGAAAGTACTTTGAGAAACCTCTGTCAGCAATGACGTTTAGCTCTAGTTTCAGCCTCTCAACATAATCTTTCTTCTTGGCTAGCTTGAAGTTTCTCAGACCCTCGATAGAAGCTGCGACAAGTGCCTCGTCTGCTGTCTTGCCTGGTGGAACTACAAAGTCAGGAAGTCGAACCTCATCATTAGGGTAGAACTTCTCTATCATTTCATGAGCGATTTTGTGAGTCACAACAATGCTCTGCTTTACAAGCTCGTCGTCATACTCAACGCCTGCTTCTGCTGAATACTTCTTATAACTTTCCCACATCTGGTCGCCGTTCTTTGGGTAAAGTTCATAACCGACCTCCTCAACGTCAATAGGAAGTTCGGTATCCATTTCTTTACCCTTGCCGAGCCAGCCTAGCTTCTTGTAGAGAATCCTGTCTTTCCAAGCATCGGCTGTGGGATAGTGGCTGTCCGCAGTAGAAACAAGTGTTAGGTCAAACTCCTTCGCAACCTGAATAACATATTGGTTTAGCTCGTGCTGCTCTGGAATGTTGTTCCACTGAAGCTCTGCTAAAAACCTGTCTTTGCCGAGAATAGAAGTCATTCTTCTAGCCGTCTCTCGCATGGCATCTAGAACTGCTTCTGGACCCTCTTCCTTGTTTCTCCACATGTCTCCAGCAAAAACACCGCCGAGACAAGCAGTTGAGACAATAATGCCTTCAGAGTGCTTTTCTAGCATCTCATAGTCAATTCTTGGAAAGCGGTAGAAGTTGTCGCCTTGGAAAGAACTAGAGATAAGTTGAAAGATGTTTTCTAGACCCTTCTGGTTTTGGGCGAGAATAACAAGGTGATGTCGCCTATTGACGATAGACTTGTAGGTTCTTACTTCTGTCTCGACAACAGCACCTGAAGTGTTCGTGTCCTTTAGGGCAGCAGCATTCTTCTTATTCTGCTTTGCCACTTCCATATCTTCTTTCCATTGCCTGATGGAAGGGTGAAAGTAAGCCTCGACGCCATAAATGGGTTTGAAATTTTTGCCTGCCTTTTGCATTTTCTTTGCGTGAAGGACCATTTCAGCGAGAGAGTTCTGATTTCCATGGTCCGTGATAGCAAATGCGTCAAGACCATTGGCGTGAGCCGAGTCCATGTGCTCAGACACATAGCCGAGTGCGTCGAAAGGCGAACCTCCAACGGAGTGAGCGTGTAGTCCGACGAATGGGAGTGTTGATTCTAACCTGTCAGTCATTTACTCTCCTTCCATAATAGCACTGCAAGCAGCAGTCATTTCTTCTGCAAGCATCTTGATGTTTTGCTTTTCTTCCTCGAACTGCTCCATGATAAGAGTCTTTGTAACTCCCATAAAAGACTCCAAAAACATCACTTGAAGAACATCCAGTTGATAGTAGTTTGTTGGTAAGCCAAGACTATCCTTGATGTGATAAGGAATCTCATCATAGACCTGCTGATATCCTACTGCTGAAACATTTTTCGCCATTCTCTCTTCCTCCTCTTGAATCTCGTTATTGCTTCTGGTTTTTCTAGATTAATATTACTTCCCATAAGTTCCCGATATCCTTGGAACTTATCTATCTCGTAGTGTTCCGAAACCTCTACCTCGTGGAAGTTGTCTCCATCATAGACGGTATCAAACACTTTGTCAAGAGAAAAAAACCTTCCTGTGAAAGATTCTGATACGGGTCGCTTTCTTCTCTTGCCCTCTTCGTCTGTAAACTGATATCCCACTTCCATGCTCTTGAAGTTCTTTATTCTCTCCTCAACCTGTTCCCTTGTTAGTGAGAACCCCAGTTGAGTTCCATTTATAACAGAGTTTCCCTGGTGAGTCAAGACAATATTTTTATTTTGTATAAAGTTTCTTCTTTCGCCCTCACGAAAAACTCTCAAAGGCTCAGGGTCATAAACTCCGTGAGGAAAGGCAACCCAGAACTTATCTGTCTGCATCCTATGTGATATCTTTCTTGCAAACATATTTGCCACGCTTGCACCATATAAGACACTCCAGCCAAGACAATCTCTTCGCTCCCTGTCTTTTGCGTGAATGGGTAGGTAGTAGATGGGTATTCTTCTATGCTCGAACGACTCTTTTTGCCGATTCTTTTTATTCATCTGAAGAGGGTCCAATAGCCAGCTTCCAACTATTTCTTTCACAAGAGGCTGGAACTCCATATCTGAAACTATCCAAACAACATCGCAACCAACAACAGCACACTCATAGACTGCTCTTTCGATAGCATAGTAGTCTTTGTTTAGAGGCATAAGACAATCGTGCCATGGAAAAACGTAGTCTGCCCTTCTCTGACCTGCTACTGGGACTATTCCTGCTATATGTCTTTCTTTAGACACCCATATACTCCATTATTTTCGCTAGATAAGCATTATCGCTACTATAACTCATCTCTTGCCTCTCGTCAAGGAAAATAATGTCTTTTATTGGCTCATAAATGTTCTTTCCAAGCTCCATTACCTCTCTTTTGCCTGATTCAAGGATTATTTTCTTGTTGTACCTCGATGTAAGCTCTTCTTCTGCCCTAAACCTTGTAAAAAGCTCGGAGTTTTCATCTTTTTTCAGTTCTTCTTTCGACATTACTGACTTTACGATGAGGTTTTTGTAGTTTGGGTTGTCCGAGTCTTCTTTTGAGTAGAAAATAAACTGTCTTATAATACCTTCTGGGAAGTTTATTATATTATCTTTTATTTCTGAGCCTTTTCTTATGTATATCCAGTCATAGACCTCAACTAAGTCAGTTGTTCTACCAATTGGTTGTGGTAGGTTGGATAATCCTTTATCATCGAACAGAAATAACTTATCATAAGAAACCTCAAACCTCTTTTTTTCGGTTATAAGTTCTATCTTGTTGTTCTCGATAAGTTTAGATTTTTTTATGGTATCGGAAAAAGGAACAAGACCAGAGAGAGACAAGAAGAAGTAAGAATACTTCCAGTCGTCCAACTCTTTTGTCTTTATAAATGGTTTGGAGGGGATAGAATAAACGAGGGGATATCCGTTCTTCATTGCGAAGAACAGAGAATCTAGTGTTGCTCCAAATACAAGATTCTCATAGTGCATTAATGCCCCTGTCTATTCTCTCGGTAAGCAGCAATAGTGTATGGGAAGTGTTCTTCCATTAGGAGAAGCATAGCCTTAGCAACTTGCTGTATCTCGAACTGTGCTCCTTCGTGGTCCCGAAGGTCAATAAACTTCAGAGCATTCAGTAGAGAAGTTGAACCAAGATACTGAGTGTAAAGGTTCTGGGGAAGAATTCCTCTCGCCTGTTCCCTGCAAACACCATTATCAACAAGTTTATTAAACAAATCCAATGAACGACGGTGGTGCATAACAACAGCATCACTAGCCAAGTTGGGCGAGACTGGCAGAGTAGTGTTCTTGAACTCGCTAAGGTTTGGATTTATCTCATCCAAATTACTTGCTTGCCTGTTTGTCTCGTGCTGAGTTCTAAATGTTTTTGGTTCATAGAACTGTGGAGCATTTTCTGGTCTAGTCATATCTCGATAACGATTACTCCATTCATTATAACTCCAAGTACGGTGCCTGTGGTGCTGGGAACGGATAAACAATGGTACGACGAACTTGAAAGTCAAAAAACAGTGCTCAAGGGTTGAGGTGTGTTTGTGCTTCACCAGATAATTAATAAGTTTTTTATCTCGCTCGTCAAGCTCTTGTTTTTCCACCCCAAACGAAATTCTTGCCGAATTCACGACGGTTTTATCAGAACCTACTGCTTCAAGCAACTCTACACTTCCAATCTCATCTTCATAGATGTAGATTTTATTCCCTTCTCTTTGCATTTATCCCTCTACATATCCTAAGACATAGTTCTCTGAAACAAGACTTACCTTGCGACCATTGATATCAACCTGTTGCAACATATTGGAAGGAAAGACGATATAACTTCCCTGCCTCCAAGTGGCATTACAGTCAGACGCAACGGCGACAACTTTAGCAACTTCAAACTCTGCTTTGGGTTGAAAACCCTCGGGCAAGAGAACACCAGTCTGTTCTTCTTGCTCCGAAGTCTTCAGTTCCAATAAAATATTTCTATTGGTAGGTACGAACATTAGCTGACCTTCTTTACCGTAGCGTAGAAGTCCATAAGTTGCTCTGGGTCAACATTATTCTTAATCATTCTAAAAGCTTTTACCGCCATAGAAATCTCATCTTTCTCCAACCAACCGTTCTCAACGTAGTTAGACTTGAGTGCTCGCTTCTGTTCCTTATAGGGTTCCATTGCATCCTCAATAGCAGCGAGTGATTGAACGTAGTTCAGGATGTGTTCTTCTTTGCGCTCTTCGAGCGTCTTGAATGTATCAGTCATATTTTCTCCTTTGTCTGACTGTGTGCTTTACTATAGCACGATTAATATCTAATGTCAAGAGTTTTTTTACTTATCCGCACTGAGCGTAGCCACAATCTTTACAAGTCTTGCAGCCATCTTGATAAACCATCCCTTCTGTGCTTCCACACTCAGGACAGGTCTTATCACTTGCTTCAGTTCCGTCAACGATGTAGTTCTTCAGAATTCTGGAGACGCACTTTGAGAAAGAGAACATTGAGCTTTCTTTATCTTTCTGCAACTGCTCTACCATAAACCTAACCTCTGCACCGTGGCGTAAACCAAGTGAAATCATTCTTGTAAAAGCTGAGTTGTTCGGGTTATCGAACACCTTTACAACATCTTTTATAACACCATCTTCACCGAAAGTCAAGTCATATCTGTTGTCTTTTGACTTAAAAGAGTTCTTTTTTAGAGAACCTGTTTTGTGCTTCTTTGGAATCTCGATAAGACTTGACTCTCCACCAAGAATCTCGTAGGGCTTGCCGTCCATCTTTCCAACAAGAATCGTCCAAGGCTGACCTTGAATGCTTGTGTGGTGAATGTCGCACTCTAACTCTTCTGGTCGCTTTGGTGCTGACCGTTGTGGAAAGTCCTCTGCTTGAGTTTCCGTGTTCGTGACCAAGACGCCTGAGCGAGAACCGTCAACATAGACCGTAATACCCTTTAGACCTCGTTTCCAACCTTCTCGGTAAAGTCGCTCAACTACTGCTGGCTCTGTGCCTGCTGGCAAGTTGATGGTTGAGGAAATAGCATGGTCGATGTTGTTCTGGATTGCTTCCTGAATCTCCACACGCTTCATCCAGTCAATCTGGTCCGACTCTACGAAAAAGTCAGGTAGAGTTTGACCTGGGTTCTTAGATAACCATTCTTGTGCGTTGTGGTGAAAGACCTCGAAGTTCTTCCATCGGTCGCCCAAAACATCAGTGAAGTCTGCCTCAACATCTACCTCGTCGTGAGATAACTTACGACGTCGGACGTAAGAGTTTCTAAACACTGGCTCCAGACCTGATGAAGTCTGAGACATAATGGAAACTGAACCAGTTGGAGCATTAGTCAGGATAGAAATGTTTCTTCTACCGTGAGTAGCCATCTGGTCTTGCATCTCTACTGGAAGCCTCTGAATAAAGGCATTGCCTCGCTCTGTGCCCCAGTTGAATACTGGAAAGGAGCCTCGCTCTGTTGCAAGATTTAGAGACTCGCCATAAGCTGTGTTGCGAAGTGTCTCATAGATAACTGAAATAACTTTTAGACCCTCTTCCGAGTCATAAGCAAGATTCAAACAAGCAAGAGCGTCAGCAAGACCATGAGTTCCAAGACCAGTTCGACGACCATTAGCTGCTGCCTTATGAAGCTTTTTCCAAAGAGTTACTTCGTCTTCGGTGTCTGCTACATCAATAATCTTTTCTAACTTCTCTAACTCCAACTCAACCAAGTCGTCCGACAAACGCATTGCTGCTGAAACAGTTTCAGTAAACTTCTGGAAGTTGAATGTCGCTTGCTCTGTGAAAGCATTTTCAACAAAGTTCTTCAGGTTCACTGAAATAAGACGACAAGAGTCATAGGCAGAGAGTGGAATCTCGGCGCAAGGGTTAGTGCAGATAGTAGCATAGCCCTCTTCTTTGTATTCGTTTGCTGGTAAGTTATCGCAAATGTTGTCCCACATAAGAATGCCTGGTTCAGCAGTCTCTGTTGCGGACTTAACAATCTGGTCCCAAACTTCCCTTGCTCTAATCTCACGAGTAGTAGTTGGGTTGTCCGAACCTACTGGAAACTGAAGTTCGTAGGTCTCGTCAGCCTCAACTGCTCGCATAAAGTCATTAGTAATCTTTACTGAAACGTTAGCTCCCGTGACCTTCGTCAAGTCGTGTTTCATTGTTACAAACTGAGCGATGTCTGGGTGCCTGACGTCCATAGAAATCATTAGAGCGCCTCGACGACCATTCTGACCAATCATTCTACAAACATAAGAATAAAAGTCTGCGAAAGACCAAGCACCTGTTGTTGTGCCTGCTGAGTTGTTTACAATGGTTCCGTCTGGGCGTAGTTCAGATAGGTCTAAACCTACACCGCAGCGTCGTTTAAACAGGTTCGCCAAGTCTCTACCAGAATTGAGAATGGAAGAAACATTATCTTCTGGTGATGAAACTACTACGCAGTTCGACAAGGAAACATTTACAAAGTTATTACCAATACCCATCATTGGCGAACCTTGTGGAACAATATGCTTAAAGTTATCGAGATAGTCAAAGATTCTATCCTCGGTCAAAGCACGAGGACCACCGAACTTGCTTTCGATTCTTGCAAACTCTGATGCAAGTCTCTTGTGCATGTCTCGTGGTGTAAGTTCCTGAAAGTTGCCCTCCCTATCTTTCAGGCAGTATTTCGTCATAAAGACGTTGGTGGCGAGTTCATCGCCTTGGAAGTAATCTAAGGTTGCCTTCCTAACCTGTTCTTCTGTATACATTACTCTTTAGTCTCCTTCTTTTGCTTCTTTCTATGTTCGTGATATCTTTCTTGTAATGTTTTGTTTTGTCTTTTAACAATATTGCTAGAAGACTCTTGTATTGTCTCTCCAACTTGTGTATTGGAGACACGGATTCTTACGTTGCTCGTTTTCATGTGAATTGGGAATACTAAGCCGTCCGCACCATTTCTGTTTTTCGCTACAAATATCCTTCCAGAGTCTGTATTCTTATCCTCAACAGTTCTTGACAGAGAGAATATGAAATCAGCGACGAAACACTTGTTGAACGCCTCGGAAATAGATTCCATTGTGATGACTTCTGCATTTATACCTGACCTATTCGTTTGAGATGCAGTCCAGACTGGACAGTTGTATACTTGGGCGATTGCCCGCATCTCTTCGTAAATAGACTCTAATTCGTTTCTTTTCTCTTTTTGTGCCGAAACAGGACGCAACAAGTCGCCATAGTCTACAATAACCATGCCAATGTCTTCTCCACGTCGTACAAGCTTTTCCAAGTGATTGTTTAGAGTTCTGGTGCTTGCTGACTTCGTTGGATACTCCTTTACAATAAGCTTTCCTTCGATGTCTTTTACTTTATTATAGATAAAGTCTTTGTTCTCGATAATCTTACCCAACTCTATTCCAGTTAGGCAACTATCGTACCTTCTTGCAACTACGGTATCTGCCAACTCAAGCGTGTAATGGACCACCGTTCTACCCTGGCGAAGAGCTTCTGCTCCCAAGTGTACCAAAGCCATGGACTTACCAGCACCAGTTGGTGCGATGCAAACTCCAAGCTCGCCTGAACCCAAGCCTCCGTGAGTCAACATATCTATCGGAGTCCATCCCATACCGACTGGGTTTCTAGCTTTTATCTCGAACCTCTTCTCGAAGTCCTTTAGATAGTCATACCCAACCTCATTGCTGGAACCAAGAGTAATAGACTCTGTAATAATCTTCGCTATCTCGTCAAAAGAAGAAGTCTTCACAAGGTCTACACATTTCAGCATAGCTTTCTTTACATTCTGCTTTCGACAGAACTCCAAAGAGGTATCCCTGATATAAGGAGCAGAGCTAAAGTCTTCTGGCGAGGCAGAGACACGAGAATAATAGTCTCTTATTTGCTTCTTAGATAAGTCAGTCTCGCTTTCCAGTTCTGCCCTCACCACAGTCATCATAGTCTCACGACTTGGATGAGTCCCGTACTTTTCACGATATTCAAAAACTAACTTCACAAACGAGCGAAGATAGCCAAGCTCTAGAAAGTCATAGTCAAAGACCTCCATTATCTGGTCTGCGAAAACACGGTCATCAAGAATAAGCTGGACCAACCCTTCCTGAAACTTTGTTCCATATTTTGAGAAGTCTGTCTTTTCTTTCATTGCTACTGCCGCCATTTGTATATTCCTATTTTGTCTTTGTAGATAATATCACGCTTGTCTCGGGTTGTCAACACATATTCTACGAAAAATGGCATAGAGGTCTGTAAAGTTAACTGTGCCGAAACCATCAAATATCATCATCTTGTCAACCTCGGTCTTGTTGAAACCGAACTCGAAGTTGTTTATGGCATACTTTATCTTTTGTTTGCCCTGAATGGAGATAAGAGGAGAATAAAGTTGCATCATTTTATAGTTCTGCTCTATAATCCCCTGATTGTCAATGATACCCTCATGAACTTTCAACGGTTTCTCGACTTCCTCGCAGGCTGCCACAAGTTCTTGTAATGTATAGTCTTTATCTTCTGCGAGGAAAGGAAAGCGCCTTGCTAGAGTGCCCAAACCGACGCCTGGGACACCTGGAAGGTTGTCTGACTTATCTCCAGCGATTGCACGAGCAAGGGCGAAGTTTCTAGGGTGGATACCAAACTTTTCGATTACTCTCGGCTTGTTTATTGTTTCCTTTTGGATTGGGCGATGTATAATCGTCTCGTCGTCGCACAGTTGAAAAAAATCTTTATCAGAAGAAACGATGACCTTTCCCCAACCTTGATACTTTGGGTCTTGAGCTACAAGGGATACGATATCATCCGCTTCGACAGAATCTAGCATAAACTGCATAATAGGAAGCTCATTGAGATATTCCATTAGCCTGACCTGTTGCCAAATCTTATTATCTTTTTCTTGCGTCTCTGTGAGAACCCTATCCGTTCTATTCAGACGAAGAGGCTTTCTACCCTCTTTGTATGACTTCACAATGGTTCTTCTCTTCCTGGAACCATCTGCACCGTCCCAGCAGATAACTATCTGGTCTGGCTGTATCTCCCTTGACAGCTTCTGAAGTGTCTTGAAGAACCCTTTCACCCCACCAATAGGAGCACCGTTCGTCGAGATGCTCGGGTCCACAATATAGGAACGATAAAAGTTATTCGTTCCATCTACTATCATTACTTTCTTCATAAGTTCTCCATAAAAAAACCCCTAGTTGACATTATAATATCAAACTAGGGGCTTAGTGTCAAGTAAAAAAGTATTTTATTTTACTCTTCTGTTGTTGTGTCCTCAACTACTTCCTCATCGTCATCATAGAAATCAGAAGCGCTGCCTTCACGGTTCTTGAACTTCATAATAACGTGTTCGTCCATGACAGAAAAGACACTCTTTCGGAAGGTTTCGTCTTCCAACTTATCCAGCCATTGCTTTCTCTGAAACTTCAGTTCAGTTCCATCATCGGCTACAAGAGTGTACCAGGCACCTGCGGTCTTTAGTCGCTCAGAACCCTTGATGGCATCGAGCCAGCTTTCCTCGTCCTGAACTCCGTAAAGACCAGCGCCCCAGAGAATCTGAAATTCACATCTTCGACCTGTCGTACCAAAGCGAGACTTCTCAAGCTTGACTCGTGCAGTAGAACCAATGCGAAAGCCATTCTCATCAGTAATAAAGGTTGCCTTGCCCTTTGGCTTGGTCAGCCAAATACGAAGTGAATAAGCATACTGTGCTGCCTTGCCGCCTGGAGTTACATAAGGAGTAGTCATCGCCTCGGCAACATTACTCGTGATGTTTGTCTTTAGCTGATTCAAGATAAGCAAAGTCGCATTTGCATTAGCAATGGGCTGGGTTATCTTTGCAAAACCCTTTGCAAGGATTCTAGGTTTGACCGCCATTGAAGACTGAGGGTTGAAGTCTCCCTCGATGTCTGAAATAGAAGGTGTGAGTGCTAATGAGTCCCAGATAAATAACCATTGATTATCAATACTCAATAAATCTTCAATAGTCTCCAGCACGAATTCCACAGACTCTGCCTGAACGTACATAAGACTTTCTAAATCACAACCTGCCCTCTCCAAGAATGAAGAATCAATGGCAGATTCTGAATCGAAATAAACTACACTTATTCCCATCTTTTGAGCGTTAGCGGCGACACCTGCTGCAAGATAAGACTTGCCTGAACCTTCTAGACCTGCAATTTCCGAAAACTTTCCAACAGGAATACCAGCTAACTTGCCTGTAGCAATAATAGAATCCAGCCAGCGTGAGCCAGTTGAAATCCACTGCTTTACATCTGTTGGATTCTCTTCTTGGAGGTTATGAGCGACATCTCTGCCTGCTTTTTTATTAATCAACTTTCGGATGTCCGACATCGACATCTTTCCAGTTGCCTGCTTAGTTTTAGCCATCTATATTACTTTCTCCTTTACAATAAAGAAAAGGGGGCAAGTGCCCCCAGTTCGTGTTCTAGCTTCCAAGTAGTTCCTTGAAGGCGTCATCAACGCTTGTTCCTCCCCCACTTGCTGTTGTTGTGGTGGTCGTACTCGAAGAGCCTCCATACTGAGTTGTCTCTGAAGACAAGTCCTCTGCGTTATCACCTGCAAGGTACTCGTCGAGCATTCGCTGAACGTCCTCTGGTGTCTTTCGCTCGAAAAGAGTCGTGAAGTCTGGAATAGTCTCCAACAAGTCAGTACAAGCATTGCCATCTAAGTCGTGGCACATTGCAGATGTCTTTCGACTAGGCATCAACTTTGTCTGAGGAAAAGAAGCTCCTGCTGGCTTTCCATAGCTCAAAAGAAGGTCAGTTCCTTCAGTCGGGTCCGTGATGTCTCCGTACTCTGGGTTGAGTACAAGGTTCAACAACTGCTCGTAAACCTGCTTGCCGTAGCCCCAGACCTTTACACCTTCGTCTTCTTGCCCTCGGACAATAACTGGCGAGAAGAATCGCTGGCGAGCCATAAGGTTCTTTGCCATCTTGGTGCTCTCTTCTGTACCTTCTCTCCAAAGCTCCTGCAAGAATGAGTCTAACGGGTCATCCTCGCCAAAGTTCTTTTTTGGTGATAAGAACCCTGCGTTCTTACCAAGGTTGTAGTGGAAGAAAAACTCCTTGAAAGGGTCGCCGTCAGCAGTCGGAAGAATGCGAATAGTTTGCTCGCCATCTTCTGGTCGCCAAAACTGAGACTTCTTTGTGGAGCCTCCCTTGTTTTGTACTGCGTTCAGCTTTGCTCTCATCTTATCTAAGTTAATTCCCATATTTATTTCTCCTTCTTCTTATGGTTATTTGTGGGTGAATTACCCTTGAGTATACCTGACTAATCTTTCAGGTATCTAATGTTACATTGTTTGTTGTTGCTTCGCCTACAACTGTTTTCCAATTGAAGACACGAAATCCACTATTATCTAAGTCCCAGACTACCTCCTGACCCTCGCTTAGGGTTCGCTCTTTACCAGTCCCTTTGATTTTACCATTCAAAAAGGTTTCTGGTAAGTCATTTAATCGAATAAAGTTCATTTCTCGGTTTTCACCTGAACTCTTTACATAAACTGCGTTATAAGCTGTTACCACTTATCGTCCTCCATTACTGAAGCCATAAAAGCTTCTTTCCATTGTATAGTTTAGCTCACTGAGGTTTTCAGCGAACTCCTTATTTTTCTCGGGAACTACTCCCTCGTCTACTCGTTCTAAGTGCTCGATTTCTCCCCACTCTCCAAACTGTGGGAAATAAACAAGACTTTTGTTGGTTGTGGAATCAAGTCTTACAAAAATTCCCTCTTCACCTTCAACCTCGTTATTAAAGAGGCTGTACTGTTGCTTGACGATTACTGCTTCGCCCAACACCATTTCACTCACTATCCCCTCCTTCTGGGTAAGTCTGAATGTTCGAAGTCCAAGTTTCTACGAAGGCAAAACTGTTTTCATATTTTGTCGAGTGTATCTGATAAGACGCTCCTTGAAGGTCTTTCATCTTCTCCTTGACTTCTTTGTTTACCTTTTTCAAAACTTTATAGTCTTCTTCTAATACTTTGTCGTTTACAGCGTAATAATAACACCTATTGGTTTCGTTGTCAATAGGAAAAAAACTTTTTTCTGCACCTGTCTCGAAGTCTACCATCCCTATTGTGTAAATCCTCGCTGACTCACTGTTCTCAATCTTGTTGTCAAGAACTGGTTTGGTTCTATTGAAAACATTTACCATATGATAAGTGTATCCAATCAACTCGTTTATCTTCTCATAATAATTTGCTGCTGTCAAGTTGTTTTCTAAAATTTCTTCAGTGGATGGATTGCTTACCAAACACATCGAGCGCAAGACACCTGACCTTGCATACTCTTGCAAAATCCTATAACAAACCTTGTCTTGCAAATAAGCAGTTCTTCCTAGAAGTTCGTGGTCTGGCTTGATATAAAGAACATCTACATCGAACTTACGCTTCAAAAACTTTAAAACCTGCAAAGAGGCACCTGAAATGTTTCCAGAGCCCGCCATAATAAACAAACACTCGCCTACATCAGGCATTTGCTCAACAAAACGGGTCATTCTTATTTGTTTTTTATCATATTCCTCGTGAGACGCTCTCTTTGTGATGCCGAGCGACTTAGAAGTCTTCTTTAGACCCTCGTCAATAGTAAAAACACTGTATTGAGGGTATTTCTCAAAGTATTTAGCGATTTTGCAACCTGCATTGCCTAAACCTACTACGTTCATTTCATTTTCCTCATTTCTCCGTAACTTTTGCCGATAGAAACACCAACTTTATACTTTCCAAGTGGTGTTTTGGAGAATTTATCAATCATTTCAGGCAAAAGTGCTTTATCTTCGTCTGACAAGTCCAATAGAACGCTGTCATGAACAAGAAAGCGTATCTCTGACTTCTTGCCCTCCAACATTTCCCATATACTGTAAGCACTGTTGAGAAAAATATCACTAGAAGTAGACTGAATAAGGTAGTTCAAGGCGGTTCTTTCTTCTGAGAGTATTGTTCTCCCCATTGGCGTCCTTATCTTCCCCTCTTCATAGTACTTCTCTACAAGCTTGTCCCTATTATAATAGGTTTCTGCTTTCTCGTCAAGTGCTTTCGGGTTATAAAGCCAAGAAAATATCTTTTCTTTTGCTTCGGGTCTTGTCATACCCTCGTCATAAATGTTTTCCATATTCCAAAGGTGCAAGTCCTCCTCTGGCTGCTTTGTTCCCGACAAACCAAGCAAAGTTCTTAGTTCCGCTGCGTTGTAGTCAAGTTCCACCAACCAGTCGTTCTTTGGCTTTACAATGTTGCGAAACTTCTTATCCAAAGTTAGGATAGGAAAACTCGCTTTAGAGGCGGTAAGACGCCCCGTTATCGTCCCGAACGGGTTATAACTTACACGTTGTAGGTTATTTCCCAAACGCTGCCTAAAGTGGCGTACTCGCTCTTCAGCAGCATAGCGGTTTAGAGCGGCTTTGTCAACAGAAAAATGCTGCTGAGCGATATTATTTACCATTCTAGAAACTTTTACCATAAAGTCGTGATTAGCTGGCTTTTGATAATTCTGGAACACCCAGTCTGTTATCTGAGTCTTTATGGAGTAATATTCCAAGAGGTGTCGAGTTGGTACCAAGTCGTAAAAACAATGTTCGTGAAGGGAAACTTTGGATAAAGCGAATGACCTGTAAAAAGCCAACATCTTTTTGTGAACTCTTTCAAAGTCTTCTTGCAAGTGCGAAGGGCAAACATCTCCTAACTCCTTGCCCTCTACATATATCTTGGCATACTGAATATCCTCTTTATCTATAGAAGAAGATAAGCTCCAGGTATGTGTCAGGTCTTGAGGGAGTTCATCAAAGTGAAGTTCGCCTTCTGCGAAGACACCTATACACTCCTTCTTATCGTCGAGCGCTTGGAATAGCATTATTTACCTTAGAATTTGAAATCTGTAATTATTCTATCAAAGGAGTTTCTATTTGTCAAGTCTCTTTTTTGAAAAAGTTCTGATGTCTTGTCGATAAAGTATGGTTCTAGCTGTAGCGTCATTTGTCGAGTGCCTCTATATTTGTATGTCGCAAGGGACTCCCGAACAACTTTATCAAACTTCGCCTGATTCCACTTGCTGCCTGACTCAAGAGCACGAAAATAAACATAAGAGCGAATCCAGTGATTTTCTCCGTAATTCTTTCTGAGCTTCTCCAAACTTGGAATTTCTCTATATTTTGTACTAATCTTAGACGTGCCAGTTTTACTACAGTACTTTGAAACAAGGTATGTCGGGTCTGTGTTATAATATTGACTATAAGCACTATTCATAACAGAGTCAAGACCTTCAATTTCCAAATCAGCTATTCTATCATAATATTTTGCGAAAAATTCATCAATACTACCAACTCCGTACCTAGACAGCTTTCTCTTGGAATAAGGGTGAGAAATGTCAAAATAAAGACGCCAAGGAATGTGTTTATCTATTCTAAACCCGTAGCGATTTACAACCTTCCTAAAAACCTGAAAGTTTGAGTCTTTGATGTAGCCCTCATATTTCACTTTATCTTCTGAATAATCTTCTGTTGCTAAATCTATGACCAGCCCAGAGTGTCTTGGGTCCGAAAGATTAGACGTGCAAAATCCAGACATTGTAAGCGGACTTCTAGTTGAAGCGGCATATTCCATAAAAGATTTTTCGAAAGTTCTATAATCTATGATTTCTGGTAAATCAGTGTTTTTGATAGATACAAACTCGTTTACTATGCTTTCTCGATATGAGGTATAAGACGTTTTTGGATTTTTCCAAGCTTTCTTTGGAGCTAGCTCTTTGAGGGTTTTAGAATCAAGCCTGAGCTTTCCTCTAAGTTCTAGCTGGCGATAATATTCAGCCATCTCCTCGAAACTTTCTTTTACAACATACAGTGCCTCGAAAGTTCCCTTGGAGCTTGAGGAAATTTGAGATATGTACTCTTCTTTTGGGATAACTGCAAAACCGTAGCCATCGACCTTTCCGTAAAGACCTCGTATTGTCGCCCTAACTGTAATCGGTTTAGCCTGATTTCTAGCTTGAGGAAACTTTATATCGTAATACTCTGACTCAACATAAGCGTCTGAGGCTCTCAGGTCGTTGCTCCCGTTAGGTGATTCGCCACCCTTGTCTTCAAACAAATATCTCATTGGCATACTCCTGGATTACTTGGCTTGGTCCATATAGTTTCTAACTCTGTACTGAATTTACCGTCTTGTATCGTGTTCCTGACCTTGAGTACCATAAAGTATCCTCCAAGACCTAAATCATCCGCATCTTGTTGAGCGAAAGAATTTGAAGTTATATAAACCAGCATCCCTGGTTTGAAGATTGGATTTCCAACCATATCGACGTTTGCTTTATACAAGGACCATAGAATTCTTTTTTTATCATTAAACCCATCAGAAACCATTCTCATTTCTGCTAAATACTTTGTATCCGCTTTGCTATACTTTACCTTCTTTGTTACACCATTTTCACTTGCGGCGACAAGGTGATAGATACCATCCTTACTGTCCTCTACATAGTTTCCACATCTAGGAAGTTCTGCGAAGGCATTGACGCCATAGACATAATAATGTTCTATCAATCCCTTCTGATAGATATTATTCTTCAAGATAGCATTGGGGATTTGCCCACTACTATAAACGTCCTTGATTTGACCCTTTGGTATAGGCTTGGACGTATTGAAAGATTGAGAACGAATTTGAGGCTTTGAAGGTGCTCTTGTGGAAGTCACGGACCTGAACTCGGGAGAAAAAGAGCGTAAGGCTAGTTGAACTATATCTTTTAGAAAACTAGACAAATCATAACTTTGTCTTTCACTTTTTTCCAATACATTCTCCTCAAACCACTTTCTAAACCCAGGTTCAGACACAGGAATAGCACTAATAGGAACCTCATATGACTTTGAGTCCTCTTTTTCTTTGTAATAAAACGAGCCAAAAGCAAACTCGAATCCTGATTTGACTTCCTCTTTAGCAAGACCGATTACTATGTCTAATAAATCTCCCAAGTAAAAGAACGATACCGCTTGTCGAGGCAATCTCTTTGAGCCGCCCTTGGTCCAATCGGTCACAGTGCTAGACTTCTCTATAGATAATATACTGTCGCTTAGACTGTTGGTATGATGACCCTTGCTATCGGAAAGTCGCAAGAGAGGTTCGTTCTTTCCCTTTTCTGCTGCATATCTGGTAAAGTATATCATCTTTTCCATTGCAAGTTTTGCGAAAAAACTAGAGTACCCTTTCTTCCTCAATTCAGACATTTTATCGAGGTCTTCTTTTATAGATTTCTCGTCCTTTTCTTTTTGTTCCTCGTCCTTCTTGGAGTCGCTATCACTGGGGGCACTTTTCTTTTCTCTTATCTCCTCATATAGTTCTCTCGCTTTCTCTCTTTCCTTCTTAGTCATTCCAAGTTCAAAAACATCTACTTTTGTAACTCTTCTCTCGGTGTATCCGTGATACTCTAAGTCGAGATTGATAGAGCCGTTCTCATTGTATTCTAAATTATGCTTGTACAAGTTGAGGCTTATAACTCTTTTTGCGTCTCTAATCGCCTCTATCAATTTCTCGTCCCTTGATTGGTCCCAAATTGTTGAGTCAGAGGGTTCGTGATACCCATACTCAAGCCTCAAGATTTTTAACTCTTGATTCCCTTCCTTCTTTGCTTTCGTGGGGTCACGAGAAAGAAGTTTAAACAAATCCACATACTGGTATCTTTCGCCGTTTGGAGAGAGCCTGTTTTTAAAAAGTTCGTGCAAAGAGGAAAAATAAAGCTTCATCTGAACCTTATACATTCTGTCGGCAGTAGCTATGGAGTCACCCTCCATATCGATAGATATTTCTTTTACGCCTGCACCAGAGCCTCGCATGTTTCTGTCCGAAGTTATAGAGTCTGGGTTGATGTCCGAAAACTGATGAAGACCTTGAAAATCTTCAAACACTATTTCCGCTGGGTTGCCGATGGTCTTTCCTTTGATGTCTCTTTTTTCTTGAAACAACCGAATGCTTGGAACCAAGGAAGAAAGCTTGGCGGTATCCATATTGATAAAACTTTCCATACCCTTTACACCAAGAAGATGTGACCTGGTGCGTATAGCGTTGTCACCAATGATGCTTGTGTAGTTTTTAGGCTGAAAAGCTGCTTTACGAGGGTTCTCGCCAGTAATGTGATTATTTTGATAATACTGCAAAAAAGCAGGCATATCAAGACCAACCAAGAACTGATGATTGGCGTTGAGCTTTTCTATCTGTTCTACTCTTTTCTTTTCTTTCTTGACTGCCTTAGCTTTTTCTTTTCTCCTAGCCTCTCTCTCCTCTTTGGATAACTTCTCCCTCTCCCTCTGCGCTTCTCTCTCCTTCGCATCTATAGGGGTAATTCCATCCCTAATACTCATCAGTCTTCCTCCAATAAAGCAACTGCCCTGTTGAGAGGTAGTGGAATACTTATCTTATCTCCTATTTTTACGTGAGACTCTGTTGGCTTGCTATTGAATTTAGCAATCACCCACCAATACTTAGTCGTACCGTAATGCTTGTAAGAGAGCTTGTAAAACCTATCCCCAACAGTCCAAGTGTGAAGGACAGTTGTAAGCTGAGAGAACTGCTCTTGTGTAAGAGTCTTGAAATTAGGAGAAGCATGATGTGAAATTTTCTTCACTCCTCTCTTTTCACGTACCTCTTCGTAAACATCTTCAGTATTGTCGAAAACTTCTCTATTTCTATATCTACTAGGCATATTACTCTCCTCCCGACATATAACCTATTGTACCATCAGGGTTAGAAGTTATGGCGTCTGCGTTCGATTGATTTATTCTTTCCTCTGGAACGCTCATCAAAGGTGCGCTATCATCTGATTGAGTGTTGCTGCTCTGAGACACTCCTCCAGTATCTTTCACTCCAACGCCATAAGGAAAGCCCTGGGTTCTTTCAGGAGGGGACTCTTGCTTCCATCCTAATTTATCCTCATGGATAACCGAAAAGGTACAAGACAGTCTTACTATCTTTGGGTAAAGGTTTCCTTCTGAATCTCCAAACATTGCATCGTCCATTGCGGGCTCAAAATTGAAACCAGCGGAAGAACCGAGAAGACCAGCAGTCTCAGCAGACGCTAAAGGTTTAGCACCTGGTCTTGTTACAAAATTCAAATACTTCATTCTCAATAAAGGAGCCTGATTCATTCCAGAAGTTCCCGAGGAGGCTGAATTGTAAGAAGGATATAGCATATTGAAGAGAGTCGAAAGCTTTTCTAAATTCTCTTGTGCTTCCTTGAGAGAACCAGCAACTACATCCCAGGATATGTTTATAACTCTCTGAGTAGACCTGAAAGTCTGAACTGGGTCCATTCTACCATAAATCTCTTCTTTTTCCCAATTACTTTGATACTGGTCTGAGAAGCTTGTTACGAAAGCTTTGAAGCTTACCTCGTACCCTGAAATGAGATGGTAAAAGCTGAGTACATAACCTGCATTAGCGAAAACTGCTGACTCATCTGCGCTGTTCTTGAAGTTAGACATAGTTTCTCCTGATAGTTCTATAAGGTAAGTAGTCTATTATGCTAAACTTAGCTTCATGTCGTCATCAAGTGCCTCGACAACTGCTCTACCGAATTCTCTTCCGTTCATCTGAAGGATAATTTCTCGCTTGCGACGTTCGCTGGTTCCCGAGGTATCAGGTGCGACAAAAGAAATCAATCGATTCACTGCGTTCGAGACTGAATCTGCTGCCTCTATTGCTGCGAGTTTAGCTTGAATAGTTACCAGTCTATCTGCCTCGTCCAAAAGGTCGCCAAGGTTTCCTACATTATCTTCATCGAGGCTCTTAACAACTGTTACAAACTGTTTCACTCCGTCTTCGCCAGTTAACTCTCTCATCCCAGATACAATATCATTAACCTGGTCTGCGATGCTATCAAAAGATAGATTGAGAAGACCGAAAGAGGCAGATAAACCTCCGACTGCAAGGGACAGGATTCCTATTGCTGCTGCCGCAAGAACGGCTGCTGGGGTCATTGCAGCTATGATACCGACACCGATTGCGAAGCCTATTGCGAATATCAAAAATCCAGCGCCTGCGACGGCAACTGCTGCTCCAAAAGCAAGGAACGCTCCTGCTAAACCGAAAATAGACAGTATTGCTTCGGGCATTACTGCGATGTTATCTATCACCACCTGCAAAAGCTCTGTGAATGAGCCAACAAGAAGCGAAAGACCTGCTGCTGCAATACCAATACCTGCGCCGATGGCAAGAACCGCCAAGGCAACCTTGATAAGACCCATACCTAATGAGCCAAGAGACTTTCCAAGATTTCTCATGCCGCCGCCAGCGGATTTGCCTGATTTGTTTAGCTTTTCGTTTCCTTCAGCCGCTGCTTCAGCAGATTTGCCAAGAAGAAAGTTTTTTGCTGCTAAAATAATCTTTCTTCCAATACTCTCACCCTCTTGTGCGGAAACGAATCCAGTTACAATACTTGTCGCTTTTGCTGCCTTTCTGAATGCGTAAATTGCAGCAGCGCCACCAGCTAGCACTTGAATCAGTCTTTGATTATTCTGAGCAAACTCGGCTGTAATTGATGCAGCCTTGGAAAGCGCATCAACTATAGGCATAACAGCAACAGCGAGCGCCTGACCTGCTGCTGTTAGTTTCTTCGTTGCACTGACTGCTGCCTCCTGCCTCTCTTGGACCTGCTCCGCAGTAAGTCCGAGCATCTCATGTTCTGCCGCCATTTTCTGACTTTCACCACCGAACATCCTAGCTGCAACGGACATATCTGAAATGCCTGCGGCATTAGCAACAGCCATTCTCTCAAACTTAGACATTGACTCAAAAGACTTACCAGCCATTTGCAAAGAGTTCTGCAACATTGCAACTCTCTGTTCTTCCGTCTCAGCAGTCAAAAGAGCCATAGAGTCCAGGAAAGGACCACCGAGAACTGAGTTTAGCTGACCTGCTGCATTTGCTGCACCCTCGAAAGTATCGAATTGCTGTGTAATGGAGAGAAGCTCTCCCATCTCTATTCCGAGCTTTTTAGATTGGAGAGCCAGTCCCTTGAAGACCTTATCAGCGTTCTTACCGTATTGTGCTATTTTCGGACCAGCAGCGGCGAACTCTTTAGCCATTTTAGCAGGTGCAATACCAGCGTTCATAGCAAAAGTTCTCATGCTCAAAGCTTGTTCTGATGCCTGTTCTGCGGACAGACCCATTACCCTTGTGGTATAATCTACTTGAGAAGCAGTTTCGTCTGCACTGATTCCAAGCGAAGTTAGCTCTGCTGCTGTTGCGGAAAGTGAATTCTGAGTTTCTTGACTCAAGGAGGTGAATCCACTCATATTTGAGTGTAGTGCTTGCACTGCCTGTGCTGACTCTGCAAATCCTATACCGAGGGCTGCGTTGGAGTTTGCTACATCAGTAATGACTGCATCGAAAGAGCCGCCTGCGCCTGTAGCTGCTGCAAATTCTTGTCTCGCATTAGCAGCCATCAAGACGGTTCCAGCCATTGATTCCGTCACAGCGTCGAAGGCTGCACCAGTTATGCGGTCGATGCTGAAATTCTTTTTGAATGCTTCGCCAAGCTCGCCTATAGAAACTTTTGATTCTGCGATTTTATCTAAAAGAGTGTTTTCGTATTTTGCACCAATAGAGCCAACGAGGTCAAGGATGTCTTCTTGTAATTTTCTTTGTTCCTCAAGAGCAGCCGTGTTTGCTTTTATCTTGTCATTCTTCTTTTGAATGTTAGAAATCTGTTTTTCCCAAACAGCATTCTGAGACCTTAGTGCTTCATATTCTTCTTTTGTTAGGTCCGAAGACTGAAGCTTTGCTTTATTTATCTCTTGATTTGCTTTGAGAATCTCTTCTTGAAGTTTTCTTCTTTCTTCTTCAGTAGAGTTGAGTTTGTCCTGAAATGATTGTTCTTTTTGCAGCAGAGCCAATCTTTCTTGCAACTGCTCAACGGTCTTGTTGTCTTCAGCCATCTACTCAGTCTTATCCCTTGAACGGATATTTGATACCCGTTGTTCTTTCAAACTTGGCGATTGCCTTTCTTAGTTTGAATTTATCTTTATAGACCCTCGGGTCATTTAGTCCGTGTTTAGCGACAGCAGACATATACTTTTTCTCTCGACCAATCGTTTGAGCGAAAGAAGCAATCTCCGCCTTGTTGCCTTTGATTTTTACTGGAAGCGAGCCTCCACCGAACATTCTATCTAAAATCTTTTGAATTGCAAAGCCAAACATTCTGAGGAATACTTCGTTTAGCTCTCCTCTTCTCGCTACGCCAAGGTCAATCTCGATTGGGGTAATTTCATTGTTATCGCTCATTATAATAGCCTCTTTGTAAAAGTGTTCTTTGATAATTAGTTTGTTTTTCTAAATAATTTACAAATGAAAGAAAGGAGACAAGGTTGGGGATTTCCCTTCTCTTTCTTATCCTCACTCATTTTATTCAATTTACTTTTTAGTCTTTTCAGATTCTCTTTGGACTCTCGCCTTTTTTTCTCTGTTTTACTCATTTTTTTCTTCCCCTAGTACTCTTACAACATAATTATAAGACCAAAAAAAAGACCAAGTTTTTTAGGCTTGGTCTTTCTCTTATCGAGTCTTCTTTGTTGCTTTCTCCACCGCTTCTGATTCTTTTTTAAGTTGCTTTGAAAGCCTCTCGACAAACCAGTTGCGAAGTCCAACTGGAAGATTGTATGCCTCTATGAAACTCCATCCTCCGTGATATTTCAGGAAGAAGAAAGCCTCATAGACTTTTTCCATATACTCAGGTCCGAGCCCAAAAGAAGTCCGCACTAAGCGGAACCTCCATTTCAGTAGTGGTTCCACACTCTTGACAGTCAACTTCACTTCGAAGCTCAATATTAGGAATAACCTTTTTGTAAGTTTCACGAAGAGTTCTAGACTGCTTACCAGTCATATGCTGAACTGCTTTTGCAACAGTTGCCCTGTCCGTGTGACCTGATACTGAAACAATCATTGCGTTTAATTGGTCTTGAACGACAGTTTCCGAAAGACCCGCCTTCTTCCTGTTCGCAGAGGACTTCAATAGCTTGTTCTCGTCAGCACCTGTAAGTGGCTTGATTTCTACTTCCCAGCCATTATCTAAAGTTACAATAAAGTTTCCTAACTCATTTTGAACTGTATCTGCACTATCAGTTACCGTGGGAGTAATACATTGCGCTAAGTCAAAGGTATGACGATTAGTCGCAGTACAATTCGGACAAACAACCTGAGTACTGTACTCGTTTCCATAGCCGTCAATTCTTGCTTGAATCAATACTGCGTTCTTGTCTCCAACCAGTAAGTCTTCTGGTCCGACCTTTGAATCTATTAGAATTCTTTCTAAGAATTTATCTAACGCTGTTCCCTTCTGTAAGAGAGTCCTGTTGGATAGAATATCTTCCTCTGCTGTCGTCATTTGACGAATCTCGATTGTATCTTGATTGTGAAGAGGATGACCTTCGCCATAAAACTTGCCTTCTGAAGGTAGTGCAAGAACAGTTGTAGGTCGAACAAACTCTAGTGGAGCAGGTCCAGTAGTGGCTGCTTGCGATGCAGCGGGAGAAGAAGGGGTCTTTTTCGCCCCCATTCTTTCTTCATTATTTCGCATAAACACCTTCTTTCATTATTGTGGTAGGTTTATTATAGAATAAAATAAATGGAATGTAAAGAACTTTTTAGAAATTATCAGGACCATTTGCTGCGAAAGACTCGTAAGATGCTGAGTCATATCGAAGTTCTACTTCAATCTCAACCATGTCGTCTGAAGAGTAATCCAACTCACCGAACTTGACGTCCTTAATCCAAGGGTTCTTGAGTTTCCAAGTTTCGATAATTCTACCATTGGCGTCCATCTGGTCGATAGCGACCTTACCAAGAGCTTCCAATGATTTTGACTTACTCATTGTTCCCAAGTCTTGAGCGTTGTTTGGTGCCTTGTATCCTGCCTCGTTGATTTTCTCTACCAAAGCTTCTGAAGCGTCTGGATTGATAGGGTCAACCAAAGTAAAAGAAATAGTGCTCCACTCAACTCTTCCTGGGTAGTAGAAAGTGTGGTTGAGAAACTGGTGTGAAGACTCAGATACAGTGAATGAAGGCTTTGAAACTTTCTTTACTGTATAGACTTCAATGTCGTCGATGCGAAGTACCCATCTGTATGCTCGCTTTGGCTCGTAGCCTGTTGCGTCTGACCAAAATGCCATAATTTTAATCTCCTATAAAAAGTAATATTTGTAATAACTAGGCTGGACCTTTATTATCCAGCCTAGTTTTTATTTTATTAGTCCTCGAACGATGCGCCAGTGTTAGTGATAACAAAGTCGATGGCGATGAACTCAATAGCACGAGCAGGCTTCAAGAAGACCTTTGCATAAACAATGTTTCTATCAACCAAGTCTGGTGTTGTTGTAGTTTCATCAAGAATAATCTTATACTCGGTCAAACCGAATCGAGTCTGTACTGAGTCTAAGAAAGGTTCTGCCTTACCCAAGAATCTATTCCAGGTAGCCTGTACGTTCTGGTCGAACAAGGTCGTAGCAGCCATTCTTGAAACCTCTTTCTTTACGTGAATCATCAAGCGACGGACGTTGATTCTATCAAGTGCTGAAGGAGTAACCTGAAGCGTCTTCTGACCGAATACTACAATACCCTCTGCTGGGAACTGTGCGATTGGGTTAATGTTTGCCTCGTAAAGTGCGTCTCTTTCCTTTGAGTTGAGTCGTAATCTAACCTGTGATACAGGAAGACCGCCTGCGCCTGCTGAAAGCCCACCACGAGTGAAACCAGCAGGAGCGAACCAAAGCTCAGACTTAGCTGCTGATGAAGCCATTGTTCCAAGGGCAACTACTG